GTTACTGTTGATATGGGTGATGGTCCTGATAATGTGGCTAATTACACATTATTGAGACGTGGCAAGCGTAAAGATTATTTTACAAGTGCTTTACCTTGGCCACAAAAAGGTCAGAGTGTATCTTTACCATTAGGTACTACTGCACCTATTAAGTCTGATGGAACTAGTCCGACATGGTCTGGTTCTATTGAAGTTAATAAGACTATGAAGCAATTTTTATCACCTACAAGATTTGCTACCGATTTTGATATTGCTGGCAATGGCGGTGCTATTTATTTTGGTAATAATACTGGACTATATGCTGATCTTTCTCAAGCAACTGCAGCAACAATTAACCAATTGCGTCAATCATTTCAGATTCAAAAACTTCTTGAGCGTGATGCACGCGGAGGTACTCGTTATACTGAAATTATTCGCAGTCATTTTGGTGTTATTTCTCCTGATGCTCGCTTACAGCGTCCCGAATACATCGGGGGTGGATCGTCCAATATTAGTATTAATCCGATCGCTCAAACGTCAGGTACTAACGCTAGTGGAACTACTGCCCCTCTGGGCACACTTGCTGCTATGGGTACTGCCTTGGCTCATAACCATGGCTTTACTTATTCGGCTACTGAACATGGCGTAGTTATTGGTCTTGTATCTGTTCGTGCAGATCTCACATACCAGCAAGGTCTTGCTCGTATGTGGTCTAGATCTACTCGTTATGATTTTTATTTCCCTGCATTTGCAACTTTAGGCGAACAAGCTATTCTTAATAAGGAGATTTATGTTCGCGGTGATAGCAATGATAATTCTGTATTTGGTTATCAAGAACGGTGGGCTGAATACCGTTATTATCCTTCCCGTATTTCTGGTTTGTTCAGGTCTACTGCTTCAGGCACTATTGATGCTTGGCATTTGGCTCAACGATTTACTTCGTTACCAACATTGAACAATACTTTTGTTCAGGATACACCTCCTGTTGATCGTATTGTTGCTGTAGGAGCGGCAGCGAATGGAAAACAATTTATTTTTGATAGCTTTTTTGATTGTAAAAAAGCACGTCCAATGCCAATGTACAGCGTACCTGGCTTAATTGATCATTTTTAATATGTTTGGTGGCTTATCTCTTGGTGGAGCTCTTGGTGGTGTGCTTGGCTTTATTGGCCAGCAGCAAACCAACCAAAAGAATTGGGATATTGCACAGGCAGCTAATGCTGCTAGTGCTGAACAAGCGCGTGCGCAAATGTCTTTTCAAGAGCGCATGCGTGAGACTCAATATCAAACTGCTGTAGAGGATATGAAGAAAGCTGGGTTAAATCCCATGCTTGCTTATCAACAAGGTGGAGCGGGTACCCCAAGCGGAGCAATGGGGCAGGTGTCTACCGCTAAAATTGGAAATAGTCTTGGTGCTGGTGTTGCTGGTTACCAAGCTATGCAATTAAATAACGCTGAAGTTGAGTTAAAAAAAGCAGCCGAAGAAAATACAAGTGCTGCTACTATAAAAACTGAAGCAGACACTATTCAAACTGCTGTAAATATTCAAAAAACTTTGGAAGATACAAAGTTAAGCCAACAGCAATATATTAATATGCAAGAAATGTTAAATAAACTTAAAGAAGAAATTTTAAGTTTAAGAGCTCAAACCCAACTAAGTACTGCCACTGCTAAGAATGTGCAAGAAAATATTGCACCCTCTGTTGATCCTTATTGGTACAGAGATTTGAAGAAAGGTATTTCTTCAGCGAAGGAATGGGCTAACAAAAATATGCAATATAAAGGCGTGTCTGTATTTCCTAATTTTGGAGGAACTAAAAAATGATTAAAAAACATGAAATGTTTTTAAGAACACCGTATAACTATGATACAGATGCTGCATCGAATGAGTCAGGGTTGGCTTGTGAGGAGCCTTCTCTGGCTCAGCAGCATTTTAAAGACGAATGCGACATAAATACTATTTTGGAGCGTTTTAATATTACTGGGATGCTCCCGCAAGCCCCATTATCGCCCCGCTATGGCGATTTTAGCGGTGTTGGTGACTATCACACCGCTTTGAATCGCGTTATTGCGGCTCAAGATGAATTTGAGGCATTGCCAGCTCAAATTCGCGCACGTTTTAAAAACGATCCTGCGCAATTGATCGAATTCCTATCGGATGAGAATAATCGACCAGAAGCCGAGGAACTTGGCTTGGTCGAAAAAGCAGCTGTTGAAGTCGCAGAAGCTGCTCAAGTCACACCTGAAAAGGCGGCTGAATAAGCCGTAGCACAGTTGCATTACTTGATGTAACTGTGCTAGGTGACACCAAACCGAAAATGTTAACTAACCGAGGAGCAAAAATATGATGTATAGAAAACCTGTAAATAAGCGCAAGTCGGCAAAGTCATTTCGCCGAACCGCTAAACGTACTAAAGCTGCAAATATGCAAAAAGCCCCACATCGTGGTGGCTGGCGTTTATAACTAATTAAAATGGGTACCTCACATGCCTTGTTATCACCCTTTAAGCGCATACCAATGCGCTGATGGCTCAATTGTCTTTTATGAATCAAAAAGACATGACACTGTCAAATCTTTATCTTTACCCTGCGGCCAATGTGTTGGCTGCAGGCTTGAACGCTCACGTCAGTGGGCTATTAGATGTATGCATGAGGCACAAATGCATACCCAAAATTGTTTTATAACCCTCACATATGACGATGCACATCTCCCAAGCGATAGATCATTACACTATAGAGACTTTCAGCTCTTTATTAAAAGACTACGAAAACGGTATCCTGGAAGAAGAATACGTTATTACATGGCTGGAGAATATGGTGAAAACTTTGGGCGCCCGCATTGGCATGCCTGTATCTTCGGACTCGATTTCGATGATAAGAAATTATGGAAACGGACTTCCGCTAATTCTCTCTTATATCGATCCGAAAACCTTGAATTACTCTGGCCATTTGGTTATTCCTCCATTGGAGATGTTACTTTCGAATCCGCGGCCTACGTGGCTCGATACATTATGAAAAAGGTTACTGGTAAAAATGCTGCAGAGCATTATCAAGAAATTGACCCAGATACTGGGGAAATTACTAATAGGACACCTGAGTTTACGAAGATGTCCTTAAAGCCGGGTATAGGCTACGAATGGTATAAGCAATATACTTCCGATGTATATCCACACGACTATGTTGTAGTTCGTGGAAAAAAAGTCAAACCTCCTAAATATTATGATAAAAAATATAAAATTGATAATCCATATGAGTTTGACGAACTGCTTTACATTCGTGAAAAGTCTGCTAAACTTAACTACGCAGACAATACTTTAGAGCGATTGGCCGTTAAGGAACAAGTCGCAAAAGCTAAACTGCAAAAACTTAAACGTAACCTCACTTAGGAGCCTCACATGAAATTAGTATTATGTTCAGTAAAAGATCGTGCAGCTGATGCTTATGGTCGTCCAATGTTTGTCCCTTCTGTTGGTGTAGCTATTAGGAGTTTTTCGGACGAAGTTAATCGAAAAGACTCAGAAAATCAACTATATAATCACCCAGATGATTTTGATTTATATGAATTGGGTGAATTTGACGACAACACTGGTCTTTTTGCTTTACATGAACAACCAAAGCTGTTATCTTTGGGTAAACAAGTAAAAATTAATCAAGAATGATTTAAACAAGCCGCCTCAGCTTTAGCTGGGGCGGAATAAGCCTAGGAGCCTGATAATATGCACCGTAATAAGTCAGTAGATGTTCATCAATTTACGATGATTCCAAAGGCCGATATTCCTCGGTCGTCATTTGATTGCCAATCAACCCATAAAACAACATTTGATGCTGGGTATTTGGTACCCGTTTATGTTGATGAGATGCTGCCCGGTGACACATTTCGGTTGAATATGACAGCGTTTGCACGTCTGTCAACGCCAATTTTCCCAATCATGGATAACATGCATTTGGATAGTTTTTTCTTTTTTGTACCTAATCGTTTGATTTGGTCTAATTGGCAAAAGTTTATGGGACAACAAGCGAATCCAAGTGATTCGACATCTTATGTTGTTCCCCAACAAGTATCACCAACTGGTGGATACGCGGTAGGTTCTTTACAAGATTATATGGGTTTACCCACAGTGGGACAGGTGTCCAATACTGGAACGGTATCCCACTGCGCTTTTTGGCCTCGTGCGTATAACTTGATTTGGAATGAGTGGTTTAGAGATGAAAACCTTCAGAATAGTGTTACTGTTGATATGGGTGATGGTCCTGATAATGTGGCTAATTACACATTATTGAGACGTGGCAAGCGTAAAGATTATTTTACAAGTGCTTTACCTTGGCCACAAAAAGGTCAGAGTGTATCTTTAC